TTTGAAATGATGATTAACTGGAGAGAACCAATTGTACTTTGTGAAGGTTCTTTTGATGCAATTGCAATTAAAAGAAATGCAATACCGTTATTTGGGAAACAAATTCAACCAGAATTACAAAAGAAAATTATCGAAGAACATGTACAAGACATTTATATTTGTTTGGATGCTGATGCATTAAAAAATGCGTTAGATATTGCCGAACGATTTATGAATGAAGGATTAAATGTTTACTTCGTAGAACTACAAGATAAAGATGCTTCTGAATTAGGATTTGAAGCAATTACAAAACGTATTTCAGAAACTATGCAGATGTCATTTGAAGATTTAATGATGATGCGAATGGGAATGTTATGGAAATAAAGAAGATTGATATTGGGGTAGACATTATCGATAAAATATTTCATGTGTCGGATGTTCATATCAGAACATTGAAGCGACATCGTGAATATCGACAAGTATTTGAGAACATGTTTCTAACAATTACACAAGAAGCTACTGATAGATCAATATGTGTAGTTACAGGTGATATTGTTCATTCAAAACTTGATATGTCGCCAGAGTTAATCAACATGTTAACTGAATTCTTTAATGGATTCACATTACCTACAATTGTTATATTAGGTAATCACGACATGAATTTGAATAATACACATCGTGTTGATGCATTATCTCCCGTACTCAATGTTATTCAAAATAAAAATATTCACTTCATAAAAGAAAATGGTTTATTTGAAGCAGGAAGTGTTTTGTTCAATCACATGGCTGTTGATGTTCCACCTGCAAAGTACGTAAAAGGAACTGACATTGATACTGAACATTTTAAAATTGCATTACATCATGGGGCTGTTCATTCTGCTCGTACTGATGTTGGTTATGAAATTTCAAATGAACATGTTACGGTAGATTTATTTGATGGTCATGATTTATGTTTATTAGGAGATATCCATAAACCAAATCAAATACTTCAAGAATATCATGTTGAAAATGGCGTAAAAAAACCATTAACGGTATATCCTGGATCGTTGATACAACAAAATCATGGGGAAGCATTAGGACATGGAATACTTGTTTGGGATCTTCCTGACAGAAGTTCTCAATTTATAGATATACCAAATGATTATGGTTACATAACATTTGAGTTGGATGGAACATCGATTGTTAAAGCACCATCATATGTACCGGCCCGGCCTAGGATTAGGGTAAAGTTTAAAGACACGTCAGCAGCTGACATGAAAAAATTTCTTGCAGCGTTACGTAAAAAATATACTGTTGAAGACATTTCCATTCAACGCATAACAGATACATCTACAAACACAGCTGCAGCAAATATTACAATAGGCAATGTTCGTGATGTTGAATATCAAAATACACTTATTACAGAGCATATTGAACTTAATTATCCACAAGCAACTGATTCAGAAATTGATGCTATTCGTCATATTAATAGATCAACAAATTCAAAATTACCAGTATTAGAATCAGTTCGTAACATAACATGGCATCCAGTTTCATTTAAATTTTCAAACATGTTTTCATATGGCGAAAATAATCATGTTGATTTCACAAAACTTCAAGATGTTGTAGGATTATTTGCACCAAATACATCTGGCAAATCATCGTTGTTAGATGCAATGACGTATACTATTTTTGATAAATGTAGTAAAACCGGAAAAGCTAAAGAAGTACTTAATAATAAATCTACACAATTCTTTGGTCGTTTTGTTTTTGAAATGAACAACGTAACGTATACGATTGAAAGAACAGGTATACAACAAAAATCAGGACACGTAAAAGTTAATGTTGAATTTTATTCTGATAATGAAAATCTTAATGGTGAAGAACGTAGTGATACAAATAAAAACATTAGAAAATATCTAGGAACTTATGATGATTTTATTTTAACGGCATTTTCATTGCAAAACGATCAAAGTAACTTTATCAATAAATCACAAAGAGAACGCAAAGATTTATTATCACAATTTTTAGATATTACAGTTTTTGAGCAACTTTACCAACTTGCTGCAGAAGATATAAAAGAAACAGCTGGTAAATTAAAAGAGTACAAGAAAACCGACTTTGCTCAAATTATTTCTGATGCAGAAGATATTATTTCGCAAAATATTGATGCAATATCTAAATGCGAACAACAAGAACAAGATGCACAAACACAAAAAGACGAACTTCAAGATGATTTATTGCGTCAAGTTGAAAGTAAACAGCCAACAACATATACAGGTCCGTCAATAAAACAACTTAAACAGGAAGAAACTGTATTAACTGATAAGATAAAAAATCTGCAGCAAGAAATTGAAACGAAAGAACAAGAAGTTGAAGAAAAAAATGATACTCAACTTAAACTTCGTGTTGATATAAAGCAATTTGATCATGATGATATTGAACACCACGTTGGAAAATATAATTCATATGATTCAAAGATAGAAACACAAACGAGAATAACAAATAAACAAAGGACATATGTTGATGGATTGCAAGAAAAAATACAACATCTCGACACACATGAATATGATCCAGAATGCAAATATTGTACATCAAACGTATTTGTTAAAAACGCATTACAAGCCAAGGATTGTATTGATCAAGAACGTGAGTCATTGAAACGACATGAAGAATATTTAACACGTTTTAAAACAGAGCAACAGGAATTATTTAAATACACTATACAAAAAACTCAGTTAGAATCATTGATTTCAGAACGATCTGGATTACGAGATGATATTGAACGTGATGAACTTCGTTTAGAAATTTTAGAAAATGAATTACAGACAAAAGAATCTGAATTAGAAACTTGTTTAGAGCGACAAGAACAATATACGATTAATCAATCTGCAATTGAAACTAATCAAAAAATTGAAGAACGGATTGAATTAATTAAAGATGCGTTAGAACATAATAAACATGCAATAGCAAAGATTACAACACGAATCAAAAATTTACATGGTGAGATTGAAGTTGCAAAAACAAAAAAGAAACATGCACTTGAAAGTTTAGATTCTTATAAAAAGTTAGAAACAGAATATAAGGCATATGAATACTATTTAGAAACAATAAAAAGAAATGGTGTACCATATGATATTATTGCAAAAGCTCTTCCAAAAATTGAAGCTGAAATCAACAATGTACTCAATCAAATAGTTGATTTCAATATGGTTCTGAATACAGATGGCAAGAATATAAACGGATATATTATTTATGATGAAGATAATTTTTGGCCATTAGAATTAACATCTGGTATGGAACGTTTTATTTCTAGTTTAGCAATTCGTGTTGCATTAATAAATGTATCAGCACTACCACGTCCTAATTTTATTGCAATTGATGAAGGCTGGGGAAGTTTAGACTCAGAACATATTGCTGCAGTAATCAACCTATTTGAATATTTTAGAAACAAGTTTGACTTTTCAATTATTATTTCACACGTTGATTCTATGCGTGATATGGTTGATAAATTACTTGAAGTTAACAAGCAAAACGGATTCAGCCAGATTCAGAACACGTAATATTTATAATAAAGTATTTCGTGTATGAAACGTAAAGAAACTGTATTTAAAGGATTAGAATCAGTCAATGTATTTTTTACTGATACATCATTAACATCTCCTAATGTCTTTCAGATTACAGAATTTCCAACACGTTTAACTGCTGGTAAAAATTTAATAAAACTTAAAGGACACCCCACAAATTTACGTATTGGATCATATCTAAACATTGAAATATTAGATTACAATGGCGACCCAATATATCACGAAATCATAAATTATTTAGATGAAGATAAATCTAGAGTCATCGCAATTTATGTTTATGATGATACTTCTCCAGGTACTGCAAATATAACATTAGTAGGCGAAATAAATGAAATTAACGGTCAAAGTGTTCCGCAAGAATGGGAAGGCGTAACTAACGTAAAGTGGTCTAGAACAGTTGAAGTTAATCCTACAATATCTAATGACTCTGAAATTATATTTGAAACATTGCCTTCTGCATCGTTAACAGAACAAGTAGGTGTACAATTAGACAGAACATATCCTAATAATCAGCAGTTTCCTACTTATACTACAGGCACGGTAAGATATTTTTCATATAATAATACACCAGCTTTTGAAATATCAGGTGGATTATTTACACAAGAAATGGAAGGTGGTACTATAACAGTTTCATCTCCTGTAAATCCTATCCCTACACCACAATATACGCCTGGTACTACGACATATGAAACAACAGTAAGAAAAGTATTATCTGATACATTGATGTTGTTAGACGACAATTTTAGAGTAGCATCATCGCAATCTATATTTACACATACATATAC